GTAATAATATTTTTCTTATATTATAACACAAAAAAACGAAAGTAGAGGAATAGAACATGGAAAAAACAGCAAAATATATTGCATTTCGTAATACAGAAACAGGAACTTTTTTACAAGAATATAAAAGTCGAGGCACTTTAGCTTATGAAGCCGAGTACGTTAACTCACTTACACACGCAACAAAAATGAGTTTTGAATCATTTGAGGAACAAAGAGAAAAAGTGGAATTACTGGCTAAAGTGTTTGATTGTGAAATTTTAGTGGTAGAAGCAACGTATGATTTAAAACATTTAAACGGGGAAGACGTGAAAGAAGTGGAACCTACAGTAAATGGGAAAAGCATTGTTGATATTTTACGTGAAGTGGCACAAGAAATGGGATTAGACAAGGCAGGAGAGTAAACCATGAGTGTGAAAATTAATAAACTTGAAATCGAAAATGTGAAACGTGTAAAAGCTGTAGCTATCGAGCCAACGCAAAACGGATTAACAATTCTTGGCGGAAATAACAACCAAGGTAAAACAAGTATTCTGGATTCGATTGCTTGGGCTTTAGGTGGAAACAAGTACAAACCTAGTCAAGCGACACGAGAAGGTTCCATGAATCCACCAAGCTTACGAGTTGAGTTATCAAACGGCTTAATTGTGGAACGCAAAGGCAAAAACTCAGATTTGAAAGTTACGGATCCAAAAGGTATAAAAGCAGGTCAACAATTATTGGATTCGTTTGTGGAAGAATTTGCGTTGAATCTACCTAAGTTTATGGAACAAACTTCAAAAGAAAAAGCCAATACACTACTAAAGATTATCGGTGTAGGAGACAAGCTTTATCAATTAGATACGGAAGAATCCAAGCTATACAACGAACGTAGAGCGATTGGACAGATTGCAGACCAAAAGAAAAAATATGCTGATGAGATGATGCAATATCCAGATGTACCAAATACGCTAATCAGTATTTCAGATTTAATCCATGAACAACAAGCTATTCTAGCTAAGAATGGAGAGAACGCTCGTAAAAGACAAAACATCGAGCAAATCAAACAAGATTTAATGCACTCAAATCAACGCATCGAGCATTTACAAGAACAGCTAGAAGAAGCAATGAAGCGACAAAATCAACTACAAAACGATTTAGATTTTGCCAATAAGGATGCAGAAACATTGCTAGACGAATCTACTGATGAAATCGAACAAAGCATCGCAAATATTGAAGAAATCAACAGAAAAGTACGAGCAAATCTCGATAAAGAAAAAGCTGAAGAAGATGCGAAAGAGCAGAAAGCTAAATACGATGAGCTATCTGGAATGATTGAGGATATCAGAAAAGAACGTACAGACTTATTGAATAATGCTGATTTACCATTACAAGGCTTAAGTGTAGAAGATGGCGAATTAATTTTCGAAGGTCAGAAGTGGGATAACATGAGTGGGTCTCAACAGTTGAGAGTAGCTACTGCTATCGTCCGTAAGTTGAAACCAGAATGCGGATTTGTGTTATTGGATAAATTAGAACAAATGGATTTAAACACGTTAACAGAATTTGGACATTGGTTAGAGTCAGAAGGCTTACAAGCTATTGCTACTCGAGTATCAAATGGAGCAGAGTGTCAAATCATTATCGAAGATGGCTATGTGGTTTCAGATACTGTGACACCGTTCCAAACAACTGAGCCAATCAAGCACGATTGGGCAACAAATTTTTAAAGAGAGGAGAAACTTATGAATATAACACGAGGAAAACAGGCAAAAGCTCAACGAGTAATCATTTACGGTACAGAAGGGATTGGAAAATCTAGTTTAGCATCACAATTTCCAAATCCGTTATTCATCGACACGGAAGGTTCTACAAGCAACATGGATGTAGCACGTATGGATAAACCAACATCGTGGACAATGCTCATGAATCAGATTGCATTTGTAAAAGCCAATCCAACAGTATGTGACACATTGATTGTAGACACCATTGACTGGGCAGAAGCGTTAGCAATCGAATCCGTGTGTTCGTTACATGGAAAGAAAGGTGTAGAAGATTTTAATTATGGTATTGGTTACACGTATGTACGTGAAGAATTTGGTCGTTTCTTAAATAAATTGCAAGAAATTGTAGATTTAGGAATCCATGTCGTTTTAACAGCTCACGCTCAAATCCGTAAATTCGAACAGCCAGACGAGATGGGAGCTTATGACCGATATGAGTTAAAACTTGGTAAAAAGACAAGCTCACAGACTGCACCATTGGTAAAAGAATGGGGAGATATTGTACTGTTTTGCAATTACAAGACAATCGTCATGAAGAACTCATCGAACAAGAATAAAGCTCAAGGTGGACAACGTGTGATGTATACCACTCATACGCCATCATGGGATGCTAAAAATCGTTTTGGATTGCCGGAAGAACTTCCAATGGAATACCAAGCAATTGCTCATATCTTTAACAAGCAACATAAACAAGTAGCACAACCAGTACAGCCAGTAGCAGAGCCTACAGCTACACCAGTAGCTAAAACAACTCCAGTAGTTGAGGAAGTGCCACAGGATCCATTTATCGAGTTATCTACATTAGAGTTACCAGAAATACTTCCACAAGCATTGAGAGACTTAATGAGACAGAACTCAGTAACAACAGAAGAATTGCAGTTAATGGCATCCAATCGAGGACACTTCCCGATGGGAACACCTATCGAGAATTTCCCTAAAGAATATTGGGATGTCGTAGTAGCAAATTGGGAAACATCAATGCAAGAAATTAATCAACATAGAACTTTATAGAAAGAAGGAACTTAAATGACACAACAATACAATCAACCAGAACGTGAACTAGGATGGGACGATACTATCCAACAGGATTCAGCAGACTTTATTTTACTTCCAGAGGGCTTATACAACTTTGTCGTAAAAGGATTTGAACGTGGTCGTCACATGCCTAATCCGCAAAACCCTGGTAAGTTACCAGCGTGTAACAAAGCTACAGTCTTTATTGGAGTTACAACTGCAGAAGGAGAAGCAGTATTAAAACACAACTTATTCTTACATTCTTCTACAGAAGGTATGTTATCAGCGTTCTTTGGAGCAATTGGACAAAAGAAAAAAGGCGAGCCATTGAAAATGAATTGGCAGACTATTATCGGATCTCGTGGTGTTTGTAAGGTAGGTATGCGTACATATAACGGAAATCAATATAACGAAGTGAAAGCTATGTTATATCCAGAAGATGTGGATCAGACAAAAGTTTTAAATGGACAACCAGTGCAACAATCGTATCAAGCACAACCGCAATACAATCACCAACAAGGTGCATGGAATAACGGAACTGCATTCTAGGGGGTAAATGAATGGAGTTACGACCATACCAGCAAGAAGCTCGTGAGTCCGTTCAAAAAGAATGGGAAGAAGGTCGTAAGAAAACATTGTTAGTATTACCGACAGGATGCGGAAAGACGATTGTGTTTTCGAAAGTAATTGAAGATAGAGTGAAGCTAGGCGAGAGAGTGCTTGTCCTAGCTCATCGCTCAGAATTACTCGACCAAGCGAGCGACAAGCTATACAAATCAACAGGATTAAGAACATCGCTAGAAAAAGCAGAATCAACAAGTCTAGGCAGTTGGAATCGTGTAGTTGTCGGATCTGTTCAAACACTACAACAGCCAAAAAGATTGGCAAAATTTGATAAATATCATTTCGATTCAATTGTAGTAGATGAAGCTCATCACTGTATTTCAAACGGTTATCAACGTGTATTGGAACATTTCGATGATGCCAATGTCCTAGGAGTAACTGCTACTCCAGACCGTGGAGACATGCGTAATTTAGGAACGTATTTTGATTCATTGGCTTATGAATATACATTGCCTAAAGCGATTAAAGAAGGTTATTTGAGTCCGATTAAGGCTTTGACAATTCCAATTGATTTGGATTTGTCTAGCGTGATGATGCAAAGTGGCGATTTTAAAGCAAGTGATGTCGATAATGCATTAGATCCGTATCTGGATAAGATTGCAGACGAGATGCTGAATCATTGTTTAGACAAGAAAACAGTAGTGTTTCTACCGCTAGTAAAAACATCACAGAAATTCAAAGATATTTTAAATAGCAAAGGATTTAAAGCGGCCGAAGTAAATGGCGAGTCTAAAGACCGTGCTGAAATTTTAGAAGATTTTGACAAAGGGAAATACAACGTGCTTTGCAACTCTATGCTTTTAACAGAAGGTTGGGACTGCCCAACAGTTAACTGTGTTGTAGTGTTAAGACCAACTAAAGTACGTGCGTTATATTCTCAAATGGTGGGGCGTGGAACACGACTAGCTGAAGGTAAAGACCACTTGCTACTGCTAGATTTCTTGTGGCATACCGAACGACACGAGCTATGCAGACCTGCTCACTTAATCGCTGAGAACGATGAAGTAGCAAAGAAAATGATTGAAACAACTGAAGCTAATATCAATGTAGCATTAGATTTGGAAGACCTCGAAGAACAGGCAAAAGAAGATGTGACAGCTCAACGTGAACAAGCACTAGCAGAACAATTAGCTCAAATGCGTAAACGACAACGTAAATTAGTGGATCCGTTACAGTTTGAGATGAGTATCCACGGAGAAGATTTAACGAGCTATGTACCGTCATTTGGATGGGAAATGAGTCCACCAAGCAAGAAACAAGTAGAAACATTAGAAAAACTAGGTATCTTACCAGACGAGATTGATAACGCTGGAAAAGCTCAAATGCTATTAGATAGATTGTCGAAGCGACAACGAGAAGGCTTAACAACACCAAAACAAATTCGATTGTTGGAACGTTATGGCTTCAAGAACGTTGGAATGTGGCAGTTTGACAATGCATCTAAATTGATTAATCGCATTGCGGCCAGTGGATGGAGAGTGCCAAACGGAATCGATGTGAATACTTACGCGGGGGTGTAGCGATTGGAAGACAATAATTTACTAGAATTATTAAGCTACATTCCACCAGATAGCTTATCCTACACAGAATGGATAAACGTTGGAATGGCGTTGAAGCATGAAGGATACACAGCAAGTGATTGGGATTCATGGTCAAGAAACGATGCAAGATACCATTCTGGAGAATGCTATACAAAGTGGGATTCGTTTCAAGGCACTAGCTCTCCTGTGACTGGTGGAACTATTTTTCATCTTGCTGTAGAAAACGGCTTTGTTCCACAAACGTTTCACGATGACGGTCGAGGTGCGTTGGATTGGGATGCTTCTATCAAATACGACAATGATTATCAATTATTAGACAAATCATATATTGATGGTAAAGAAATTCATGAGCCTAAACACTGGAATCCAGTGCAAGAAATCGTCAAATACTTAGATACGTTATTCCAATCAGACGACATCGTAGCATATTCAACTGAAAGCTATGCTAAAACGAATGAAGCTACTGGAGAGGTAGAGAAGTATCTACCTGCCAAAGGGGCATACGATAGAACTGCTGGAGAGTTAATCAATAAGCTATTAAGATGCGATGGGAAAATTAATGAAGTCTTAGGAGACTACAACGAACAGGCAGGGGCTTGGGTGCGTTTTAATCCTATGGACGGAAAAGGTGTCAAAAACGAAAACGTAGCTCAGTTTCGATATGCATTAGTCGAGTCAGACAACATGGATCTTGAAAAGCAAAACGCTATCGTTCGTGAGTTAGAACTGCCAATCGCTACATTAGTGTATAGTGGTTCAAAATCGATTCATGCAGTTGTCAAAATCGAAGCTACAAACAAAGAAGAATACAAGAAACGAGTCGATTACTTATACAAGATTTGTAAGAAGAATGGACTTAACGTAGACGAGCAAAATAAGAATCCTAGTCGATTAAGTCGATTACCAGGATTCTTGCGTGGAGATAAAAAACAATTCATTATCGACACCAATATTGGTAAAACATCGTGGGACGAATGGTATCAGCATATCGAAGACTTAAACGATGAATTACCAGATCCAGAGAGTTTGGTGGACTTCTGGGAAGATATGCCACCACTTGCTCCAGAATTAATCAAAGGAGTATTAAGACAAGGTCATAAGATGCTTATCGCTGGTCCGTCAAAAGCTGGAAAGTCATTTGCGTTGATTAATATGTCGATAGCAATCGCAGAAGGTCATCACTGGTTTGGTTGGGAATGCACGCAAGGAAAAGTATTGTATGTCAATCTGGAATTAGATAGAGCATCGTGTTTGCATCGTTTCCGTGATGTGTATAAAGCGATGGGCATTGAAGCTAGAAACATTTCCAACATCGATATTTGGAACTTACGTGGAAAAACTGTACCGATGGATAAGTTAGCACCAAAGCTTATTAGACGAGCTTATAAGAAAGGATACATTGCCGTTATTATCGATCCGATTTATAAAGTGCTAACTGGAGATGAAAATAGTGCAGACCAGATGGCTCACTTTACGAATCAGTTTGATAAAGTCGCTACTGAATTAGGTTCGAGTGTCATATATTGCCACCATCATTCTAAAGGGTCACAAGGTGGTAAGAAATCGATGGATAGAGCGAGTGGTTCTGGAGTATTTGCTCGAGATCCGGATGCGTTAATCGACTTAGTAGAATTGGAATTGACAGAAGAAATCCGCAAACAACAAATTAACAGCATGACAGCCAAAATCTACCAAGATGCTATTAACCAAATGAATAGACCATACATGGAACAATTCGTAGGCTTAGATGATTTACAAAGCTCATTCCAGATGCGTAATCATTTCGAGCGTGCAGTAACTAATGTGAAAGATAGAGTCACAGTCAATGATGCCGTCACAGCTCAGACTGCCAGAATAGAGAACAGTACAGCGTGGAGAGTTGATGGTACGTTGCGAGAGTTTGCTAAATTCAAAGCTAGAAACATCTGGTTTAGCTATCCTACTCATACAGTCGATGATACAGGTATCTTAGCAGATATTCAGCTAGACGATAACACTCCATCGTGGAAGAAAAATTTAGAGAAATCTGGTAAGAAACAAAGTCCAGCACAACGAAAAAAAGATAGAAAAGAGGCTTTTGAAACAGCGTACTCAGCTTTAAACGATGGAATACAACCAGTGACACAAGAAGATATGTGCGAGTATTTGGGAATTTCTTCACGAACTTTTAAGAGAAGAATGGAAGAAATTGATGGTTATAAATTGGATGGAAACCTAGTTGTTGAAGAATGATAAATAGGAAAAAATCCTAATTTTTGACATGACAAATAGGGGCACGGCACTGTGGCAGACACGACAAAACTTCCTATTTGTCTGTCTGCCAATCGGAAAAAATCCTAAATGAAATTTTTAAAATGACATGACAAATAGGGGCATTTTTCCTATTTGTCATTGGACAGGCACTGCAAAATACAAAGTCTTGTATTTTTAGGTTTGTCTGTCCAGATGTCAGAGCTAGGGTCAGTCAAGGTGGCGTAAGTCAAGCCACCTTGTCCTGCCCTATCTATCTCTGACAAACGCCGAATGGAATGGTAGGAAATTAATTAAATATAGTGAGTTTATTCACAAATGGAATTGAGGTGTTAAATGATTGAATTTTTTATTCCGATGGAGAAAATACCTACAACGACTCATCAGCAAAAACAAGTCACTTGCAAGAATGGCAAACCTCATTTTTATGAGCCACCTAAATTGATAGAAGCACGAGCGAAGTACATGGCGTACTTGTCACAGTTTGCTCCTCAAGAGAAAATCCAAGGTGCTATTCGATTAACAGTGAAATGGATTTTTCCGATGGTAAAAGGTAGCTACAACGGACAATACAAGACTACTAAGCCAGATACAGATAATCTGCAGAAGCTATTAAAAGATTGCATGACTGAGCTTGGTTACTGGGGGGATGATGCATTAGTAGCATCTGAAATTGTAGAAAAATTCTGGGGCGAAACAACTGGGATTTACGTTCGTGTGGAGGAATTAGCATGAGCTTAGATTATAGAGCATTCTATAACGATGTAGTCGATTGGATTTATCAATCAAAAGAAGTAGAACGGATAAAAGGTTTCGGAACAGAAGAATACATGGATTGGATAGTCCAGTCAGTTGTGCAGATTTGCGAGAAATACAACGATGATAAATTCGTGCTGAAACAAATGCGTATGCTATGGCAACACATTGACGATGCCGTTAGAAAACAAACAGGAAGTGAGTAAATGGAGAGTAATTTTGGAAAATGTGATACTGGATCTTGTCATACTTATGAGAATATCGAGATTGTAGAAATTGATGGTAAGAAACGAGTGAAAAGAAAAAGAGATGGAAAGCTGATGCATTCTAACAAAGAGGGGGTTAGCCATGTTAATACTAAACGCAAAATTCGAAGACAACGTAACAGTCGTTTTGAATCCTAGACATATTGTCATGATAAAGGATTACGGAGACGGTGCTGTGATTAGTACAACACTAAATTCCAGAACAGGAATTTTACATGTAAAAGAATCGAAAGAAGAAGTATTAAGAATGATACAAGAGGAGATGTTTTATGACGATGAATTTTAGAGAGATTACAGATTATATGTATCAAATTTATGAAAAGAAAAACGCAGATTATGGAGATAGCTTCAGCAAGACATTTGATGAATTTGGATTAACTGCATCAGCAATTCGTATTAATGATAAAACAGAACGATTTAAGAAGTTAATCAAACAAGATGCTCAAGTGCAAGATGAGTCTATTAAAGATACATTGCTGGATCTGGCGAATTATGCGGTATTGACTCTAATGGAGATGTCGAAACATGAAACTCACTAAAAAGCAGTTGAAGAAAAGAGTTACTACTAAACGTGATTATGATTATGAGATGGCAGTTACTGGAATTGTATTGAAGACGGTCATTTCAGCATTCAGTAAGGTACTGCATGACGATTACGGATTTGGTAAGAAACGACTCGATGCAATTAAGCAGAAAGTCGATTTTCAATTAGATTGCATGGCTAAAGAGTATGTAAGATATCAAGATATTCTTGATATGGTAAAAGAAGAAACTGGATTCAACTGGTTTGAAGATGAGGTGGCGTAATGATTGATTTAAAAGATAAAGAGACAAAAATTGCTGTCAGTGCAAAAATTAGAACGTTACGTTTTGAAAACGGAATGACTTTGAAAGATTTCGGTAGATTATTTGATACTAGTGGAAGTATTGTTTGGCGTTGGGAAAATGGAATAAGTTTACCTAATCCAAAACGACTAAAAGCAATTGCAGATTTTGCAGGGATAACCGTGCAGTATTTATTGGAGGGGTAGAAGAATGCACAATAAAAGAATTAGACAGCTATTCCTGGAACATGTTCAAGAATTGGCTGGTGTCGATTCGTTACAAATTTATGTTCATATACCTAAACTTTTTACGAGTTTGGAATTTGCAGAATACGATTGTAAAACTTTATGTCGAGTGATAGGTAGTTTTCTATTGCCGTTTGCATCAATGAAAAAAGTTGTAAATTATATTCAATTTTGCGAAGGTCCCTGGATAATGGTTGAGTTGACAGAAGAAACAAAAGAAATGCGAAAACACAACGAAAACTGGTTAGTGGATTATGTGGAAGGAATGGAGAAAAAATAATGGAATTAGGAGCAATTTTGAAAAATATTAGACGTGAAAGAAATATGAGCCAAGCGGAATTTGCAGAATTTATAGACGTGAGTGAATCAACTATTTGCAATTGGGAAAAAGGAAAATTCACTCCAAACAGAACTGGTATCCAACTGCTAAAAGAAAAATTAGGAATTGATTTTTCTGATTTAACAAAAGGAGTTAATAATTTTTATCATTTGAAAACAATATTAGAACAGATGCCTCAGGAATCAGTACTGAAAATATTCGAATCGAGACAACTAGAAGATTTAGTAGATGGATTGAAATGGGCGATTGTAACAGGTCATACTAAAGATGAGATGATGTATATCGGTTTAATTACAATGGGGTTGATGGAACGTTGTTTTATGAATGGTTTTGAGTTTGAAGCTTGTTTATCAATGGCGATTAATCAAGTGAATAAGGAGTAGAAGTAATATGAGTAGAATCGAAGAATTAGAAAACGAAATTAAAGGACTAGAAAATAGAAGACTAGAATTATTGAAACAGTTGGAAGTTGAGAAACAGAAATTTGAGATTGAATATCCATTTGAAGACGAGGGACAGTATTGGTTTGTAGGTAGTACGGGGGATATTTGTTTTAGTTGGTGGTATCAAGATGGTATTGATACAGCAAGATTTGAGATGGGTAATGCATTCAAAACAAAAGAAGAAGCAGAAAAGGAACTAGATAGACGTATCTTGCTAACTAAATTCAGACAATTTAGAGATAAGTGCAATGGGGATTGGAAGCCAACAATTAATGAAAAAAAATATTATATTTTTTTTAACTTTGAAGAACAAAAATTTAAAATTGATTGGTTTTGTCAAATTGGAATATTTGAATTGTTTGGTACCTTCAAAAACGAAGCAGATGCAGAACGTGCTGTCGAGTTGTTCGGTGATGAGATTATCAGACTGTGGGTGGACGAATGAAATTCCTAGACTTATTTTCAGGAATTGGTGGATTCCGATTAGGAATGGAATCTGCTGGGCATGAGTGCATTGGATTTTGTGAGATTGATAAATTTGCTAGAGAATCCTATAAAGCAATTCACAACACAGAGGGGGAGATTGAATTACATGACATTACAACAGTTACAGACGAGTTTATTCGAGGAATCGGAAGTGTGGACATTATCTGTGGAGGATTTCCGTGCCAAGCTTTCTCGATTGCAGGAAACAGACGAGGTTTCGAAGATACTAGAGGAACTCTATTTTTTGAAATCGCTAGGTTCACATCTATTCTCAGACCTAAATATCTATTCCTTGAAAATGTCAAAGGGTTGCTCAATCATCAAAAAGGGGATACTTTCGAGACCATGCTCAGAATCTTGGATGAACTGGGGTACAACGTGGAATGGCAAGTGCTTAACAGCAAAAATTTTGGAGTCCCCCAGAACAGGGAACGTGTGTTTATTATCGGACATCTTAGAGGAGAGTGTACCAGAAGAATTTTTCCTATCGGACGAGAAGATGCGAAATTTGGTACAGAATCGAAGATAAAAGTTATTGGGAATACTAAGAACCCGAACGGGAGTAGCAAAGGAACAAGAACTTTGGTGTACGATAAAAACGGTATTGTTGGAGCGTTAATGGCAACAGATTATAAAGTGCCTAAACAAGTAGCAATTCCTGTCCTAACTCCAAATAGAGTAGAAGCTAGACAGCAAGGCAGACGATTCAAAACAAATGGCGAGCCGATGTTTACACTAACTGCTCAGGATCAGCACGGAGTTTTACTACAAAATAAGAAACTAAAAATCCGTGAAGCAACAACAAAAGGCTATGCAGAAGCTGGAGTCGGAGATAGTGTGAATATCGCTAACATTAATTCGAAAACAAAAAGAGGGCGAGTAGGCAATCAGATTGCAAATACACTACTTGCATCGGAACAACAGGGAGTGGTCGGATCTGACTACCGTATTAGACGATTGACACCTCGAGAGTGTTGGAGACTGCAAGGATTTCCAGATTCTGCATTTGATAAGGCACAAGCAGTAACATCAAATAGCCAATTATACAAACAAGCAGGTAATAGCGTTACAGTGAATGTGATTGCTGAGATTGCAAAGAGATTATAGAAGAGGTGGAAAAATGAATAAGAAAATACTATTATTGTTATCCTTTCTAACAATATTGCTTGCGTCATGTACAGAAGCAGATAAAGTGTCACATAACATTTCAAAAGAAGCAGATAATTTTAATGTGATTAGACGTGTCGCAGTAATCAATACCAGAACAGATAAAGTGGAATTTGAAGTGATTGGTAGAATTTCAGTTTACGATAATACCAGTAGTAAAGAATCCACAAGTACGTTAACGGTAGTTGTAGAAACGGATAAAGATAAATATAAAAAACATATTGTTAAATTAACGAATTGGAATATGTATGTTGTGGAAGATTTAGATGGGGCAGCAGTTGACCAGTACAAATATGAAATCAACTATATGCCTGAAAGCATACTACCATTCAAAATTACAGAAAGTAAGTAGGTGTGAATCATGATTAGTATTAATGATGTAAATTGTGAATATTTGTGGACCGTTAATGGACTTGAATTTACTGAAGATGTAAAAGAATGTTGGAACAGTATGGACTTTCAAGAAAGATGTAAGTATTTAACTACTAAACCTGATAGAATTGAGTTTTCTGCCAGAGAAGTATTAGATGATTTATTTGTACAATCGGAAGAAAGTTATGACGTTGAAGATATGTATGACGGGTTATTGAATGATACAACAGATGAATTCGTTAATCGATTTCAAAAAATACTTGACGAAATTTCCGGATTTGATTCTGCCGAGTTTTTTACAGCAGCTGATGAAATTGATCCAACGATTGATTTGGAGGATGAGGAATGAATAAAGTAACAGTGTATACTACAATCGATTGTCCGCAGTGTATGATGACAAAGAAATATATGGATGCATTGGATATCGAGTATGAAACAATTGATGCGACTGATAATGAAGAAGCTAGAGAGTATGTTAAATCGCTAGGATTTCAAACGTTACCAGTTGTAGTAGCAGAGAGTGGCGAAGCTTGGTTTGGATTCAGACCAGAAAATATTGATTTATTAAAGTAGGTGATGCGATGACGTTAAGCAAAAGACAATTGGCTTATTTTGAAGAATTGTTTGCCGATTATCATAATTATCAGAAAAAGATTAATTTAAGAAAAGCTGAATTGTCTATTCGAGAATTGGATGAAAATGTGGGTGGCGGTAAGTCGAACATTATGGGAAAACCAGTCGAGAATCTAGCTATCAAATATATGACTGATAAGAAATTAATATTTCTTCAAAATATTTATGAATCAATTGAAAAAACATTAAATAGTTTGGATGACAACACAAGAGAGATTGTTACTGCTCGTTATTTTGAGAATGATGGCTTGTGGACATGGTCTCAGATTGCACAAGAATATCATTATGCATCATCTCAAATCTATAGAATTAGATATCGTGTATTAGAGATGTTTGCTAATTATGTTGGATTGTGCAATACAATAGAAACATGAGAATTTAACGTATAGAATTCCCACAAAAAAATTGCTATTTTTATAGTATAGAAATTGTGCGATAAGACAGATTTTTTGGTCTCCTTTCCTAGTTTTTTGCTGTCTTATCAAACGCAAGAGTCTTCTTAACGAAGGCTCTTTTTATTTTACGGAGGTGGTGGAAAATTGGCAAAATTGACACTAAAACAAAAGAAATTCGCTGACGAGTACATCATCAGTGGAAATGTTTATAAATCAGCATTAAGTGCAGGTTATTCTGAAAATTACGCAAAAGGTAATTCTGTAAAATTGTTGGAAAATGTGAGTGTGAAATCTTATATAGACGAACGACTGGCTCAACTTGAATCCGAAAAGATAGCGGATCAGCAAGAAGTATTAAAATATTTATCTGCAGTTATGCGTGGCGAAATGACAGAACAAACTTTGAAAAGTGTCGGAGAATCCGGACAAGTGATTACTGAGATTGATGTAGGTGCTAAAGATAGAATCAAGGCGGCCGAGCTTTTAGGAAAACGATACAGACTGTGGACAGACAAGTCCGAAGTAGAAGTCACTGGAGCGGTGGTGTTTACGAATGAATCCGACATACCAGATTAAGCAATCAGACACAGTCGTTAATCTACCAAAGATTGTCGGATCTGGTTACGGAGCTTTTTGGAAATCAAGAAATTTCTACCGTGTTGTCAAAGGCTCTCGTGGTTCTAAGAAGTCAAAGACAATCGCATTAAACTTTATCGTTCGTTTATTGAAGTATCCGTGGTCTAATCTACTTGTGGTTCGTAGGTATTCTAATACAAACAAACAATCAACTTATACAGATTTCAAATGGGCAGTTAACCGTTTGAAGGTAGCACATAAGTTTAAATTTAATGAGTCACTACCAGAAATTACTGTCATCGATACTGGTCAAAAGATATTGTTCCGTGGGCTTGATGACGAGTTGAAAATCACATCGATTACTGTAGATGTTGGTTCTCTTTGCTGGGCGTGGTTTGAGGAATGTTACCAGGTCGAGACTGAAGACAAATTCAGTACAGTTGTAGAATCGATTCGTGGTAGCATCGATGCACCAGATTTCTTTAAACAAGTAACAATCAGTTTTAATCCGTGGAATGAACGCCACTGGCTTAAGCGAGTGTTTTTCGATGAGGAAACAAGGCGTGATGATACATTTGCAATCACTACTACATTCAGATGCAACGAGTGGCTTGATGAAGTCGATATTAAGCGATACGAGGACTTGTATATTACGAATCCACGAAGGGCTAGAATCGTTTGCGATGGTGAGTGGGGAGTAGCAGAAGGACTCATTTACGAGAATGTGACTGTAAAGAATTTCGATAAAGACGAACTGCTCGGATCTGGTCGATATGAATTAGCAATCGGACTCGACTTTGGTTTTACTCACGATCCGACAGCATTATGTTGTTCGTTAATTGATGAAGCGAATAAAGAAATTTACGTATTTGATGAAGCCTACAAGATTGGTTTGATTACTAAACAAGTAGCTAAATTAATCCAGTCAAAAGGCTATGCCAAATCAACTATTATAGCTGATAGTGCAGAGTCACGACTGATTCAAGAATTAAGAACAGAGTACGGAATTAGCCGTATTAAAGAAAGCCGTAAAGGCAAAGATAGTGTTATGGCAGGCGTATCCAAACTGCAAGGATACGCTATTTTTGTGCATCCATCGTGTACGAACATCATGGATGAGTTTTACAGTTATTGCTATCAACAAGATAAAGAAGGTAACTGGTTAAATAAACCAGAAGACAAGAACAATCACTTGATGGATGCTTTACGTTACAGTCTTCAATGTATTGAATCTGGTAAAGCAATCGTCAAGAGTAAATCACTTTTAGGAATAAGATAGGAGGTAAACAATGACAATCACATTAGATAAAGAGCTGATGCTAGATGGCATTCCAACGCCAGAGATATTGGAATACTGCATCAAGCAACATCAAGGCACATTAGCTAGATTGAACAAACTATCTGATTATTACGATGGTAAGCAAGATATTTCAAATCGTGAGTTTGGTAATCCAAACATTCCGAATCACAAAATCGTAGCGAATCATGCAAAGTATATTGTGGATATTGCGACAGGTTTCTTAGTTGGTAATCCAATTGCATATTCTGGATCTCAAGTCGATAAGATTTTAGATGAGTACAGCAGAATGGATATTATCAGTCATGATACAGAATTAGAGAAAGACTTATCCGTATTTGGTATTGGATACGAGCTAATGTACTTGGCTCCAGTAGACGAGGGCGATACAGAGATTAGAATCAAGTCGATTGACCCACGAGGTATTTTCGTAGTGACGGATGATACTGTGGATAAAAACCCATTATTCGGAGTGCATTACCAACAACGTTTCAAACTTGATGGCTCATTGAATTATTACTTAATCAATGTATACACAGAAGACAAGATTTACACTTATCATGCAAAAGGATTATCAAAAGGTCAAATGACATTATTTGAAGAATCTGAACATTATTTTGGTGCTGTTCCTGTTGTGGAGTATCGTAACAACGAAGAACGCCAAGGCGATTTTGAACAACAGATTTCGCAGTTTGATGCATATAATCTGTTGCAATCAGACCGAATCAATGAGAGTGAGCAACGAGTAAACTCGATTCTATTTATCAAAGGATTTACATTAGGCGAAGAGAATCTAACTCACGATTCAATTATTGAAACGACCGAAAAAGATAGCGACTTGAAATGGTTGATTAAAGAGATTAAAGAAGCAGACAACGAAGTCTTAAGACAATCATTATTAGATGACATTCATAAATTCAGCTACATTCCATCGATGACGGATGAGCATTTCGCTGGGAACGTATCTGGGGAAGCAATGAAATACAAGCTATTTGGCTTGTTACAGCTATTGAGTATCAAGACAAGATACATGAGCAAATCGTTGCGTAAACGCCTAGAGTTGATGCGTAATATCCTTAATACAAAAGGTTCTAACATCGATATTTCAGATGTAAAGATTACATTTAAGCCAAATCTACCAATCAATACGAATGATTTAGCAAGTATAATCAATCAGTTGAAAGGTATTTTGCCACTAGAAACGTTAATCGGATGGTTACCAGATATTGATGATCCAGCAGAACAGTTACAGAAGCTTGAAGAAGAACAAAGCAAGTCGATTCAGAATCAGCAACAAGCCTTGGGCAACGGAACACTACCAAAGTTTGATGAGGTAGAAGCAGATGAAGAAGGATAACGAGAATGATTACTGGAAGAAACGTGCGATACGTGATTCTGTAAAGATGTTTTTGAATGCTGAAGAAACTGAAAAGCTTATTGATGGTGCTTATGATTACGCAAAGAACTTATTAACAAATGAGATATTAGCGTTAGTTAAGAGAGCTAAAACTAAAACTGGTTATGACATCGAAAAGGTCATTAAGCTTTTAAAAGAAGAAGTGCCAACGAGCGAATTAATTCTTTTGAATCAAATGGTTAAAACAACCAAAGATAAAAAGACAAAGAAGTATTTGCGAAAGACTTTAGACTTACTTGCGATTCAATTTCGTATTAGCAGGCTTGATGTTCTTCATACTAAAGCGTTGATATTAGCTAAGAAAGTCGGAGAACAACAAGAAAAGTTAAGCACGAAACTATTTAAGCAGATTATCGAAGATACTCACAAAGAAGAACGTGGTAATCTGCTTGAGATTCGTGAAGAGAAGCTACCAGAGCCAGTCATGCTTGATGAAAACAACAATCCTAAGAAGCTAATCAAACTTACAGAAGATGTGGAAGTCAAACCGCCAAAGGGGAGCGAAGTTATTATTCCTAAAATCATCGACACAAAAGAAGTCGATAAAGCTCAAGTAGATACATTGCTTAAGAGTAGTTGGCACGGAGATAACTACTCTAGCCGGATCTGGAAAGATACGGATCAGCTCGCTAAGAAGTTGCAACAGCTGTTTACAGTTGAGTCTATGACTGGTATGTCAGAGCTAGATATGGCGAGAGAAATTGAGCAGTATATGCATGATGCGTTTATGCTGAATAAGAACATAGCTCGTAGATTAATTCGTACTGAAGCTAATAGATTCCATACTCAAGCTAAGATTCAACAATGGGAGAAAATGGGGCTTAAGCACGTTAAATACGTTGCGGTACTTGATAATCGTACATCGACTATTTGTAAAGACTTGAATGGATCTATATTTGCAATGGACGAGCTAGAGACTGGAGTTAACTGTCCGCCTATGCACCCATGGTGTCGCTCGATAATTCAAGCTTATTTTGGACCAGTTATAGAATTTCATACGTATCACGATCCTATAAGAGAAGTTATGGGAAGCATGTTTGAAAGCCATCCAGAAGAAACGGAAAAAGTAATCGAAGAATTAAGAGGTATGGGGATAAAAGTGTTCTTTGTGGACAATAAGAAAATGTCTTATTCTCCAGGTTCTGCTAAGTCCGGTTATTCAGGACATATTAGTATTAATAAAGACGCTAGTTATTCTGCACTGATGCACGAACGACAACATGCGATAGATGATATTAATAATGGTTATCCTGGAATGGGACATTATGTTTATAATGATATTGAACGTTGGAATTTTGAAAAACGTGCATATTTAGTTGAATTAGAAATTTATGAGCGTTATAATGTAGGTGAAAAATATATTAAACGACTAAAAAAATTAATGGAAAATGAATATAAAGACATTTTTAAAAAAGGAGATGAACAAACATGAAAAAAATGGCAATGGTTGACAAAGCTAAATTTTTATTAAGAGTAATGGAAAGTGATTTAACTCCTGAAGAAAAAGCTAAGAAATTAGAATTTTTAAAAGATGATTATGAATACGAAACGTTTATCAAACTAACTTTTCATGACATTTATATAGCTGTGTTAGATAATTTAGGTATCGAAAAATATACAGGGGATGATGAATTGTTGAAGCATGTAGCTAAAATTTTATAACCTTAAGAACTCAATAAAAACTCAATCCAAGCACTTAACAATAGTTAGGTGCTTTTTTTGTACACTTTTTTAACGAAAGGAGGGATGTATATGTTAGATAAAGCTAGAAGATTAGCATCTGAAGAATTTACACGTTTATCTGGACGTGAAATTAAAGCAAAAGATTGCTATGTTGTTTGGTTTAGCAAAACGCTTCAAAATTGGAAAGCATTAGTAGGAACGAACGAGATTTCTTCTGATGAGCCATGTGGAGATTATGCTGAAATCACACACAATGGCGACAAAAACGAAACTTATGTAGATGTTTATGCAAAAGTTTCAAATAAAGTTTTTAAATAAAAAATTGTCCTAAGCATGACATTAAAAGGCTTTTTTGTTTTGTCCAAGCTTTGATGACATTAAAAGCTAAGGAATTAACAGTCTGGGAAGACTAAAAACATGGAGGTTCTTTATGGACAAAGAAGAAACACAAATCGTTGAAACAGTAGTGGAACAAGAAGTGGCAACTGCAGAGCCTGCTCAGACATTACCAAAAGACGAAAAGAAATATACCGATGCTGAGGTTAACGAAATCATCGACAAGAAGTTTGCTAAGTGGAAAGCGAATCAAGAGAAAGAGCAAAGCGAAGCAAAGAAACTAGCGAAGATGAGTGCTGACGAGAAAATCGAATACGAGAATCAACAGCTCAAAGACAAGATTGCGGAACTAGAAAGAACGCAAGCATTGAATGAGATGAGCAAAGTAGCTCGTGGGCTTTTAGCAGAGGAACAAATCAACGTGTCAGATGCGTTACTGGCTCGTTTGATTAGCGAAGATGCAGAAGTAACTAAAGAAACTGTATCTGAGTTTATCAAAATGTACCAAGCTGACTTAGAAACGGCAGTAAATGCTCGATTAAACAAATCAGCTAAAGTACCAAAAACGCAAAGCAATATCACAGAAACGCCTAAATGGCAGAAAGATTTTTTAAAGTAGAAAGGAAGAATTAATATATGACATATCAAGATTTAAACACAGCGACTTCTCGTGATAAATTCTTAGGAATTATCGAGCAAGTAGTAGCAGCAAATACTTATTCAGCACCATTAGTATTATCTAATGATGCAATTGTGATGGAAGGTCGTAACTTCACAGTTACTAAATCAGACTTAGCAAAATTACAAGATTATAAACGTAACGGTGGTAACCAATACGATTATGCACAAACAGAAGAAAAAACTTACAGCTTGGATCAAGAGAAATACTGGGGTCGTTTTGTAGACAAGTTAGATGAACGTGATTCAAACGGCGAAGTGAATATCGATTATGTAGTAGCTCGTCAATCAGCTGAAGTAGTAGCACCATACTTAGATAAATTACGTTTTGATGCGGCCTTAGGTAATGTGAGTAAAAACGTTACTTATACTGAAGAAACAGAAGGAAAAGCTACAGAAGGAAAAGCTTATGAAGCTACATTAGATGTTTCCGTTATTTTAGATGAATTAGGAGTAGAAAAAGAACGTTTATTATTTGTAACTCCAAAATTCTACAAAGCAATTAAGAAAGAGATTGTTAAATTACCACAAGGCGATGCTGACAAAGCAGTTTTAGGTAAAGGTTACGTGGGACAATTAGATAACTTCACAGTTTATAAAGTACCATCTAAATTCTTACCAGGAGTGCAAGCTTTAGCATCAGCTCCAAGTGTAGTGGTATCTCCATTACAAGTAAATGAGACTAAACGTAATAACAACATTCCAGGACAATTCGGTGAGTTAGTAGAACAATTATTATACACTGGTGCATTCGTGTTCGATTTCGACCAAAAATACATCATTTCAATTGCATCTGCTAAACCAGAAGCTAAACCAGAAGCTCAAGGAACAGTCAAAGAACGTAAACCAGCTAAATTCGTTGCAGGTAAATCATACAAAGCAGAAGACAAAGTAACGCATGGTGGTAAAGTTTACAAAGCGTTGAAAGCTAACACTGGAGCAACTACACCAGATGCTGACTCAACAAACTGGTCTGCAGTTTAATAGGAGTTGATGAGAAATGAATGAGCAGTTAAGAAATCTAAAATTATTACTCGGTATTGATGCTGAAGACGAAGAACAAGACGAGTTGCTAGAATTGTATTTGAATCAAGCAATGGACGAGATTCTAAGCTTTTGCAACAGAACGGATCTGGTCGGTGGTATGCAATACATTATTCTGGATCTGGCTGTCATTCGATTCAACAGAGCAGGAACTGAGGGAGAGACATCTCGCACTGAGGGTGGGGTGTCTCAATCTTTTATTACTGGATTACCAGAAAATATCCAACAAAGATTGGCTCGTTTTGTGGTTGCTCCTAAAGCGAGGGTGGTTCCATTCCGATGATGCGATTAAAAGTGAGAGATTTAAAAATCGTTTATTTGAAACGTAAAGTGGTCGAGCGTGACAAAGAAGCGAATGTAATTACTAAGTATTCAGATACTCCAATTAAGTTGAAAATGAATGTCCAATCTTCAGATGGAAGAATGGCAGTAGAACGTTATGGAGAGAGATTGAAGTATTACAAGAACTGTAAATATCAAGGTAAAGAACATCTCAAAGAAGGAGATGGTATTTGTGTATACGTAAGTAAAGAATCGAAACCAGATTATTTTATTAAAAGCATTCTGGACTACAGTACTCATCTAAATATCGAGTTAGAAAGGATTCTACAAGAAAATGGAGATTGAGGTAAAAGGAATAGATTCTTTACGAGAAAAGATTAAGAAGCTACCACAAATACTAAATCAAGCTACTAACCAAGCGATGTTTGAAGTAACAGAGACGATTCGTAGCACTGCTGAAGACAACGCACCAGTCGGTATTTATACAGGCGGTGGCGAATTAAAAGGCAGTATTCATGCCATCGTTGATAATGAAGATGGAAAGATTGTCGGTCGAGTTTGGAGCGATAAGAAACAAGCAATATTTACTGAGTTTGGTACGGGTCCTAGAGGACAAGCAAGTCCAAAAGATTTACCAGAAGGAATTGAGCCAGTGTATACACAAGAACGTTGGTTTATTCCTGCAGACTTGTTAGCACCAGGAGTTGCTGAAGCTTATCATTTCAGAGCAATAAAAATCGATGGGCAAATCTTCTATCTTTGCTATGGTCAACCAGCACAGCCATGGCTTTATCCTGCTATCAAAGAAAACAAAGACAAGATACCAGAAGTAATGAGTAAATACATTGAACAAGGATTGCGAGGTGTATAGATAGATGATTGAGATTAAAGAGATTGTTGTTAATTTATTGGACAGTGTAGAGGAGATTGCACTAGTTGCAAAAACTTATCCGAACGACTGGACTCAGTTTCCAACAGCGATTTACAAGACATCAGATAAACCATATTCAAGAGATACGAGCGGACCAGAAAATATGACAGAACACACGATTTACATCGAGTTGTATGGTAAAGCAAGCTTAACATCAATTGAGAACACATTAAATGACAAGTTTAGAGAGATTGGTTTTACTCGGATTATTCGCAGTGATGGAGAGGATCCAGCTACTGGATTAATTAGAACGAGTATCCAATACAAAGGAATCGTAGACAATCGAAACGGATTAGTCTACCACGCATAGAAAGGATGATGAAAATATGACACAACCAACTGGACTTTTATCAAAAGGAACAACGCTATCAGTAAAGACTAAAGAGGGCGGAACATTCGTAGTTTTAGAAGGATTACAATCTACTCCAGAGATGGGTGGAGATCCAGAAAAAGTTGATGTAACAACACTAGCAGATAGCATGAAACGCTATATCCCTGGTATCAAAGATGCTGGAGATTTAGCGTTTAAGTTTTTATATGACAACTCAAGCGAAAACACAGCTTATCGTAAGTTAGTTGCATTAGAGAAAAGTGGAGAAATTGCTGAGTTTAAAGTAACTTATCCAGACAACACTGCTCATACATTCAACGCTGGTGTGAACGTTAAGATTGCTGGAGCGGAAGTGAATGGTGCTTTAACATTTACAGCTAACTTAACAGTAAACACTGAAATTACAGTAACAAACGCATAAGAGAGGTTTAATTAATGGCTAAGAATACAACAATTACTATTGCAGAAAAAGAATATATTTGTCGTTTAGGGGCTCAACGCACAACAGAAGTTGAAAAGAAATTGAACAAATCAATTGCATCTATCTTCATGAGTCCTACAGGTAATCCAACATTTCCAAAACTAGGAGAAATGTTATTTGTACTACAAAAATCAATTATCAATCATGTTCTTAATGAAAAAGATATGCTTGGTTTATATGATGCATACGTTGCAGAAGGTGGCTCATATACTAAATTAATCGAGTTAGTACAAACAATTTTAGACGACAGCGGTTTTTTCGACAACGGTTCGGACGAGAAGGAAGCGAAAGAGTCGACAGAGACAGAGACAGTGGAACAGGACAGCCTGTTCTAAAAACATACAAGAATTTTACAGAGCTATTGGAAGACATGTTTCCGATAGCTTTGTCTTGTGGTGTGAGAGCGTTAGAGTATTGGGATATGACTTATCTGGAGATTATGGAAACTATCTATGCATATCGAGAACAAGAACGTATCGAGTTGCAGAAGATAGCGACAATGAATCATAAACTATCACAATTGATAGCTATCGGATTCAATTCGCCAAAAGATATGCCAAACATATACGATGCTTATCCATCATTATTTGAGAAACCAGTCGAGACTAAACAGGACGATTGGCGAATCATGAAAGATAGAATCAGTGCGTTTGCACAGGTTCACAACAAGAAATTAGCAGAGGGGGGAGAAAATGGAACTAGATAAACTAGAAGTCGTCATCACTGCAGACGACACTGATGTCTCCAAGGACCTCGAAGCCGTACTTGCGAAATTTAATGCTTTCTATTCAAAGCTAAAGAAACAAGCTAAAGAAAATGCCAATGCGATTCAAGATTCGTTCGGATCTGGTAAAGGTACAGAAGAATTAAGTAAGTCTTTTGCGAAGTTTAGCAAAGATACTGCTGAAAACTTCAAGACTTTAGCTAATGCGACCAAGCAATTATCAGAACGGATGGATTCACATCTTGGTAATTCTGCATCGAAAGCCAAAAGTAAAATCGGTAAAGCTGTTGCTGATATCGTGCGAGATGTCGAAGATAAGATGAAGCAAGCTAATACCAAACAAAATCTTATCGGAGAATTGAAGAACAAGCGTACCACTTTAGCTAATAGTGGCGATACTCTTGGTGTAGCTAAGATTGATGAACAAATTGCTCGTTTAGAATCTGCAATGAAGAAACTCCATCAGAGTGCCGTGGATTCAGTATCTGATATGAAAAAAGAGTTTGATTCGATTCCACAATCATTAGAAGAAATTGCTAAAGCGATGGAAAAGAATGAATACAAAATCTATCAAGCTCAACAACAATTGAAAGATATGCAAGAGAAAGATCCAAGATACATGAAAGATGAAGCTCGTCACAAGCATGAGAAAGCCCTACTCAGTCAACAAGATAAAGTAGATAAGTTGATAGCTGAAAACGATAGATTGATGAATGTATACGCCAATCTTGAATCACGTTCTTTGCAACTAAAATCTGCCTTAGAAGGCGTGAATACTGAATTAGCGAAGCAAAAGAACTTAACTGAAAATATTCAAAATACGCCATCCAAAGCAACACCACCACGAAAATTTGGCAGAAGTAGAGATGTACAATCTCCTCATTTTGACAAGATGCAACGGACTGCAGAGAAGATTAGAAAGCCTGTAGGAGAATTTAAAAAAGCTAATGGCATCTTAGGTCGATTTGGCAAAATGAAAGCTCCTAAGATGAATTTTTCTCCATTCAGACGAGGTGGAAATATCTTATCTGCATTTACTAGACGACTATTAATTGCTGGGCTTGCTTATAAGACATTTAAGTCTATGGCGAGCTATGTTGGTGGAGCAATTGCGATGAATGAGCAATTAGCATCTAGCTTAAACTCGATTCAAGTAAACTTAGCTACTGCCTTTTATCCGATTATTCAAGCTGTCATACCAATTCTTCAAACGTTGATTAGTTGGTTAGCGACTGCCATCGGATGGTTAGCATCCTTCATTTCATTGCTATTTGGTACGACAGTCAGTGCATCCAGAGCTGGAGCTAAAGCAATGACTCAAGCCATGGGTGGTGTAGGAGAGTCGGCTGGAGATGCAGCAGATGATACAGAAGATGCGGCCAAGAAAATGAAACAGTCATTCTTGGGTATTGATGAGATTAATACACTGGATCAAGACGATGACGATGATAAGGGTAAAGGTAAGGGCAAAGGCGGTAAAGGTGGCGGAGGTCCTGCAGGAGCATGGGACTGGGATATACCAGAGCCAGAGCTTCCGAAATGGCTAACGAATATGCTTGATAAGATTAAGCCGTTCCTAGAAAAGATGAAGAAACTCTTTACTGATGGATTTAAGAGTGCCTTTAATCCAAGTGGGATTGACAAGATGATGCAAGCATTCCAACGAATTGGAAAGAATCTGCAAGAAATCTTTACGAATCCTAAACTAGTCAACGCCTTTAGTAATTTTATTGACAAAACAGTATATGCATCTGGTCAAAAACTCGGTGCATTAGCTAACATTGGCTTATCAATAGCTGAGAATATTGTCGGTGGATTCGATTTGTATCTTGAAAACTATAAAGGTTTTATAATCGATAGATTTACCAATATCTTTGACTCTATGGCACGAATTAACGAACTAGATGGCATGCTGTGGGAAGCGATTGGGCGATTATCTGAAGTGTTCAGAAGCGATTCAGCCATGCAGATTACATCTGATATCATCGCGATATTTGCTAACGGCTTCTTAGGAGCAGTGGATATCTTCTTGAAATTCAAAACAGATATGACAGAAATGATGGTACTTCCTATCACAGAAAATCTAGGAATTATACAAGAAAACTTCCAAGGATTCGTAGATGCGTTAGTACCAATTTACGATTCAATTGCAGATGGCGTTACTCACGCATTTAGCTCATTTAGCGATGTATACACTGAGCATATTTCGCCATTTTTCGATGGTATGACAAACAGTTTCATTGCTATAGTAGGAATTATCGGAGAGTCGTGGAAAGCCAATATTCAGCCAATTTTAACGGAATTTGGAAATAAATTTAAAGAAGTGTATGAAGCGTATGCTAAGCCAGCCATCGATAATATGATGAGTTTAATTGGGCTATTAGGAGATAAGTTACAGAAGTTATGGAACGGTGTTATAGATCCGTTCTTGAGATGGATTGCATCTAATATCCTTCCTACATTAGCACCAATTTTCAAGGCAGTTGGAGATATCTTCCTTGAGCTGTTCAAATTAGCGGCCAAAATCTTTAATGACATTATTGATGTTATGAAAGGGTTGCTTGAATTTGTCGATAATGTTTTCTCTGGCAACTGGGAAGGTGCAATGCAAGCCATGGGTCAAGTCGTGAGTGCATTTGGCGATATGTTCGCAAGTGTGTTTAATGGACTTGCAAACATCTTTAGGTCAGCAATCAATGGTGTTATCGGCTTGATTAATGGATTCATTGGTGGATTAAACCAAATTAAACTTCCAGATTTCTTAGGCGGTTTCAGCGTAAGTCTTCCTTACATTCCATACTTAGCAAAAGGTGGAATTGTGGATTCTCCTACACTTGCTATGGTCGGAGAAGCTGGTAAAGAAGCAGTAATGCCACTAGAAAACAATACTGGTTGGATGAATGTTTTAGCTCACAAGTTATCTGAATTGATGCCACAACCGCAAACTCCAAATGCACCTATGGGAGATATCGTGGTACAGATTGGCGATAGAGAGTTTGGTCGATTTGCGATTAATGAAATCAACCGAGAACAAGAACGAGCAGGAAGAACACTGCTTTATGTATAGAGAGGGGATAGACAATGAGTGCATTATTAATTAATGGGATAGCCGTTGCTGTCCCTAAATCTTTTTCAGTTGGGGTTACGGATGTTGATGGTAAATCCACTCGTAACAGTAACGGTAATATGATACGTGATAGAATCACAGTGAAACGTAAGCTTGAATGCGAGTGGGGTCCACTGACTCAAGAAGAAATTTCTACATTATTAAATGCAGTATCTTCAGTATTTTTTACCGCAAGTTATCCAGATCCGTTAACTGGTCAAACGACAAAAGAATTTTATGTCGGAGATAGAACAGCTCCAGCGTATTCATTTAACAACAAGTTTAGACCATGGAGTGGTTTGTCGATGAATTTTATTGAGAGGTAGATGCTTATGAGAGAATATAACAAAGCAATGTTTGGCAAGAATCGTACTCTTGCTATCAAAGTAGGCAACTATACTTCAAAAGATATCAATGATGCATCGTTCAACTATGGATTTAACGCAGGAGATACTTATACTACTGGTGGCACAATTGTAGGGACAAGCAAGATTAGCTTTTCTAGTATCATCACTACATTTAACAAGCTTGATAAACTTTATCCAGAAATCGGTATTCTAGTAGAAAATACGATGGATTGGACGAAGATGGGCGAATACTATATCGATGACATTGAAATCGATAGAAATAGTAATACGACTACTTTGATGATGATGGATGGGATGTATAAATTCAATCAGCCTTACGTTACGGATCTGACATTCCCTGCCACGGTTAAAGATGTCGTAACTGAGATGTGTACGAAACTTGATGTAGTATTGCAGAATCCAGACATCAGTGTACAGGCGTTACGATATACCATTAATGAAAAGCCTAAGAAAGACAAAATCACGTTTCGTGAAGTATTAAGCTCGGCAATCCAATTAATTGGAATGTCGGCTTTTTTTAATCGAGACGGCAAACTTGAGATTCGTGGATTGGAAGAATCTAATATCACGATTAATGCTGAGAGTTACTACTTACACGGATTGAAAAAAAGTGAGATTGAGTATCAGATAGCTGGTATAACATGTAAAGCAGAAAAAGCTACTTATACAGTCGGATTAAGAACTGGTCGTTCGCTAGAGATTCAAAACGACTTTATGACTCAAAGCTATTTGGATGATTTGTATTTCAATTTGAAAAACATTCGATATTATCCATATACCTTAGAATTTCAAGGACATTTGAAACTCAACGTAGGTCAATGGGTCACAGTCGTTACGAATAAAAACGAAACGTATAAACTGCCGATATTCTCATTAAGCTATGATTTTAAAGGTGGCTTAAGTAGCAAAATTAGTGCAGATACAAGAGCTGGTAATGATGCCCAGTATTCTTATACAGGCTCACTTACCAAGAAGATTGAACAAGCTTCAATGGAAATTGAAGATAGAGTCCAAGCTCAATTAGAACAAGCTGATAGAGAGTTTAACGAGAAAGTCGAGAAGATTCGTAAAGATGCTGAGGAGAAATCCAAAGACTATCAAGCAGAGCTAAAAGAAAAGCTAAATGAGATATTTGAAAGTAGTAAAGATGCTTTTTCTGAGAAGTTGAAACAAGAATTTGAACAACGATTGACTAGTCGAGATTCAGAAATCGAGAAGAAATTAAATGCTATATCATTTGTCGAATTGGAGAAGCTCAAGCGTGAAATTGAAGAAACTGCTGAATCTGCTCGTATCAATGCTGAACTGATTGGTGGCGATGGTGGTAAACGATACAACAAGAACAGGCTTGACGGAGCGTTTAATCGAACGATTGAACTAGGTAGAGATTATATCGAGGTTGGTCATAATGGCGAAGGATTTGAAGTCGGTAAAGAATATACAATCAGTTGGAGTGCTGAGTGTACGCCATACGGTCACAGAAACGTGACATTGAATGTACCATCGGTGCTTTTTGTTGAAGGTGGACATGCGATATTAAGACCAACAGACACTAGATTCCCAAGTATCGAACACGATATTAATAGTGCTAGTCGAGTCGTGCCAATGGTGTATTACGGAGACTACAATATCGAGTTTAGTGGTAATTGGTATAGACCAAAAGTCACTAGAAAGACTGTATCGGTAACAATCGAGGAATTGAGCTTAGATTTCGAGTACAAATCTATAATTGATAGCAATGGAGAAAATCGTACAGAAACTATTTGGAGTGAAAATCCACAAATTATAATTGATGGGGGGAATGGATAGTGACAGAAACGATTAGTGCAGTTTTACAAATGAAACGTATGACTCGTGAACAGTGGCGTACTAGTCAGTATGTTCCTAGACAAGGAGAGCCTGTGTGCGAAAGCGACACTGGATTTATGAAAGTTGGAGATGGTACACACCGTTTCCCAGATTTAAGGTATCTTACGGGCCCACAAGGAGAACGTGGACAACAAGGTATCCAAGGACCACCAGGACGAGATGGAGTCGTGACATTTGAAAACTTAAGTCAAACGCAACGCGCTTCTTTGAAAGGTGATAGAGGAGAGCCTGGTCCTAGAGGTTTACAAGGTCCTCCTGGTCCTACAGGACAAAGGGGTGCTGATGGACAACCAGGGCAACGTGGAGCGGATGGAGCTAGAGGTGCTACCGGGGAACGTGGTCCAATTGGCCCAGCGGGTCCTAAAGGTGCAGATGGCAAAGATGGCGAAGTAAATTTTAATTTATTGAACGGAACCAAAGAATTTACACGTGATTTATTTGGAGCACCAGAAAATTGGCAACGTAATTCGATTTGGAATGTTGAACCTGAAAAATATAAAGAGTTCACAGTGATGTCAACAATTTATAACAACAACGGGTTATGGCAAAATGTAGCAGTTACAGAAGGGCACACATACGAATATGGATTTTATGCCAAAGCAGAAGTTGCTCATAACCAGGCAAACGTAGGAGTAGCTTGGGCTGCTTCAACCGCTAAAACACCTATCGCGTATGGACAACCTAGTAGCTTTAACGTTCAATTGACCACTGATTGGAAATTTTACTCATTTCGTTTTACGGCGGAAAAAGACGGGTGGACACAAACACGACTTGAGCAAGAATCAGGTATGCGTGGTAAAAAACTATATCTGTGCGGTATATATTTGAAAGAAGTCAAAAACAACAAAACTGAACCATTAGGTTGGTCACCGTCGCTAGATGATTTACGAGGACCAGTATATCGTATCGCTAAAGTGGATATAGAGGGTGGTGTAGGAGCTACAGCAACGATTCAAAAAAGCGATTTAATGAATCCTGATGGTGTAAAAGTAGGCGATATTATTCAAGACTTTTACAGTAGTGCCTATGGTGCAGATGAAGGCTGGTGGTCAGTTACAAACATAAACAATGATACGATTTCAGTTACATGTATCGGTACAAGAACACTATACAGACCATACAACGACAGCGATATAAAACGTAGAATCACAACCTTAGAAAACAGCCCAGCACCAACAGGATTCATCAACCAGAAAACTGGACAGCCTATGAAATATTGGATGGGTAGCAAGCAAGAGTTTGATGCTATTAGTAATAAGGACGATAATACCGTCTATGACTATTACGAATAAAGAGGTGGTTTAATGGCTAGAAAAGGTATTTATGTCAATGGAAAAGAAATTGTGGCACGGTATGTTGGAAAAAAGTTGGTGTGGAGAAAAGAAAAATGGGTGGAAGTAGGTCATTTTGAAAGATTTAATGATTGGGAACGTCAAGGAGACGATATTCTTGTAAGAGGATTTAAGGTAACCAAGAGTAGTCGTGGAGAACAACAGCAACCAGATTTTAACTATAATGCTACTAGGGCTATAGTAAATGGAAAACAGTATGAGATAATACGTGCACACATGCAAGTGCAAGATTTATATAACGACTGGCACTTTGCTTTTTATATCATTTTTAAAAATAGACGTGACCGTGATGAAGTGTTTAACATGTACCAACCAGATATTTATTTATACAAAAAGGAGTAGCATATGCACACAACAATCCAAAATAATAAGAATCCAACGCAAGTTTTAAATGGCAGATACTACCAAACGTTTACTCCAAGAACGCCACAGGAATTGATTAAAATCCATCACATGGGATGTGTTGGGAACACTGAATTAAAGAATATTCAGATTGAAAAAGGCAATACACCAACAGCATTTGTCGAGCCGAAAATTACTCAAATGGAGACATCTGGAATCTTGAATGACTTAAGGTCATTGAATCTGATGTTGACAGATGTGAACAGCGATTTGTGGGGACGAATTAAAGCTAATAACAAAGGAATGCTGACTGAGTTTTTTGACTCAAGTGTTAAGAGTGCGATTGCGACATCTGCTAATACCATCATGCAACAAATCAATAGTACGTTAAACGGGGATTATTCATCGTTTTCTCAACGACTAGATGCGTTGCGTTCGACTGTCAAGAACGAAGCAGTATCAAGCACAGTAACGCAATTAGCCGATACGTATGACAGGAAGATAGCTACAGCAAACGAGAATGTAGTATCACGAGTCAATCAATCGATTAATAACGTAACTACATCTGTACAGGAGTTAGAGAAAGGAGTCGTCAAGCGTAGTGACATTTCAGTTACAGCTAACGGCTTAAGTTTCGGATCGAGCAAGGTAATCGATGGACAAACACTATCGAGTATCTTGAACGTAACTCCAAATATGATGACAGCTATTACGAAACAAATGAAAGTTACAGGCGATATGCTAGTAAATGGAGCGATAACCAGTGATAAGATTCAAGCGAATAGCATCACATCTGGGCATTTAGCTAGCGGAAGCATCAGTGCATCTAAATTAGATGTAGATGATGCTTTTTTTGATACTCTTGTTGCTAAAGATACTTTCTTTACTAAAATGCAAGCTAAAGAAGCTTTTATCCACGCCGTACAGGCAATCGATATTAAAGCGACTCAGTTGTCTGCTGAATTTCTATCGGCGTATAAAGGAAATATTGGTGGTTTCCAAATTGGTCAAATCAAAAAGACAGATATATATGGAAACACAATATATTATCCTGGTAAATACATCACTGGAGATAACCAATTCAAAATCGGAATGAGTAATGGAGATACTGGTTCTCCAGGTAGAGCGGCCTTGTGGGTTAACTGGGGGGCAAACTGGGATGTGTTCCCAGAAAACGGATGGGTAGTGACTCAAGATGGAACGATGTATGCGAACAATGGAGCTTCATTTAACGGTCAAGTTTCTATCAATGATTCGCTATATATCGAACCGAAAAGAGGAGAATTTTTCTATAAAGGTAAATCATTAGGCGATTTGCTAAGAGGTAAATTACCAATGGATAACATCACACTGATTTCGAGAGATGTGGATGCGAATGGTCCGTTTGTTGGTTTTTACAGTCCAAATGGAAATATTTATACGAGAGCACAACCATGGTCGGATAGAAAGTTAAAAAGTAATATTGCAACAAGTACAGTAGATGCGTTAGCATCGATTAATAAACTAAATATATATGAATATGATTTTAAGAAGGATAGTACAGAATACCATAAGAGTATCGGTTTAATTGCACAAGAAGTTGGTCAATATTTACCAGATGCTCATGACAAAATCGATGGTATTGAAACGTACAATCCTTTTTTCTTTGTGCCATATTTGGTCAAAGCGATTCAACAACTATCAGTAAAAGTAGAACAATTAGAAAGGAAGCTACACAATGAATAATAAACCAACAGCTATCGAATATTTAGCTCAAGAAATTACACGACTTTCAGTAGAGAAAGCTTATCTACAAGAAGCATTATTTGCAGAACGAGCTAAGAATGCAGAATTAGAAGAACAATTAACAACACCAACTAAGAAAGGGGATAAATAAACATGGTTATGACAGGATACGAAGTAAAGAGTAAATTTTTAAAACAAGATATGACGGAAGTGGTAGTTTGCAAAGAGCTACCATACACATACGTACAACGACAATTACCTGGTAACTTGCTAGAC